TTCAGGTTGTATTGAGCCATTCTTATTCCCCTAGAGGTAGGATATATAGCTGTAGCAGCGGCATCGTAGCTTGTGGCATAGTTGGAGTTCCGGTAGTAGAGAGTTGGACATATAGCTTCCCGCCCTCGGAATAGTAGTCCGAGTCAATGTTGACTACCTCTGCTACCTGAGACCCTCCCTCATCTACCATTGTCGGAGTTATGTTAGTGACCCAGTTCACCGCATCTGCATCGGCAATCGTGTAGACTGCATCGGAAGCCGCTGCTACGAACGGCTTACTATAGACGTGGGCTGTGAGAGCAGAAGTTTGGTCGGCTTGGTCTACGAACTTAGCTGACTTTATCCGTCCCCTCTTGGGGACATCGAACTCCATCATGTTCCCTACAGCGTCGTTGGCGTCAAATGCTCCAGATGTAGCTCCATATGGGGCACGCAGTTGGGCCGTGACGTACAACGACGATCTAAGGACTAGACGGCCACCTTCGTCAACGGAGATATTCCTCCGCTCTCCACTAGGTCCTTCACCACCAGAGATGTGAGCTTCGATAGCCTCAGTGACCATTTTTCCATTTGGCATTATTTACACCTAGGCTACAGTCAAAATCCTCTCGTACCAGCTTGCTCCTTGAGTGAAGGTCTGCCCCACCAGGGATGCCACGACATGCAGGCAGAGCGAACCTCCGGGCGGGACTATTAGTCTTCCGCCTACCTCGGCAACAGCTACCCCTTGTGGAGTGACACCAGCAGCGCCTTTGGTTGCATGCTGGGTCCAGGGGAACCAACCCTCGTCGACCACGGTGGTGCTGGCTGCCGCAATCACAGCGCCTCCGTAGGGGTTACCTGAGTTGCCGTTTACCGCGAAGGAGCCATCTGTCGGGGCGGCAGCGACTCGGTTGCGGGTAGTGACCATAGCCCAACCACTGAAACTCTCGACTACGTTAGTTGAAACTAGGTTAAAGTAGAAGAGCCGGTCAATTATTAAGGAGGGTCCAGTTGATACGTTAGCGTTATAAATCTCGAAGGCTGCGGTGGTAGAAGGTCTTACAACCAACGCCGCTACCGCAGACGTACTCATGGTAGACCAGCCAGTGCCCAGCCGGACCATCTCTGCATAGGGAGGCAACCCTTGAGCTACAATCTGCTCATCAAATTCATTGAGTTCAACATTTGCTAGGACTCCGCTAACACGACGTTGTCCTCGGCTATCGCTATTAGGCATCGGTAATCTCCTGTAGCTTGCGCTTGATGGCAGGCCACCCGGCCTGCTTGCGGTAGAAGTCCACCCGGTCGGCAGCGGTCATCGGCTTGGCCTTCACAGCCAACTTCTCCGCTTCATATGCCGCACGCTCCCGGATTTGTCGTGGGGTCAGCTTAGTAGTCATAGTAGATGTGCGTGAGACCCAGCCCTATCCGGTTGGTGGTCAGGGAATGCAGCCCAAACCGCAGCGGGAACTCGTCCGAGATACCTGACACCGCCGTGGTATTCTGGATAGCCCCATCTACAAACCAGTAGAGATTTGGCGTGCTTGACCCATTGAACTCAACGACGATCTTCCATTTATGCCAGGTGGTGCTGATCGCCGGGCCGGTGTCCAGATCAGCGGCATTGCCCTCTAGTAGGAAGTTGGTACCGTCGCTGTAGACGCAAGCATACTGGTTGGCCGCAACCGAAGCAGTCGCGACATCCTCGAAGAATCCAACTGCAGACTGCGCTTCGTCCGCCGACGCCACAGTGAACGCCGCCCAGAAGTCAGCGATCAGGTACCGGGGGATGCTATTCTTGCCCATGATGATCGCGGCCATCTCCATGTGCGCGGCGTCACCAAAGATCGCCGGGCTCAGCAAGAGGTCGCCCGAAGCGTTGGTGAGGGCGTGGTTTGGAGTGCCAGCGTCCCCATAGGAACCGGCAAACGGTGCGCCTTTCTTGAAGTTTGTGGTAGATGGTGTGAAAACACCGCCACCGAAGTCCGAACCCGACCCGGCAGTGTTGACCATAGAAGTCGAGGTCCAGCCCGCCTCAGCCAGTTCAATGTCGGTGCCGGTGCTTGCGGCGGCCAGGATATCGAAGTTCGAGTTGAACAACAGCCAGTAGTCGGTGCCCGCTGCCTGACCCCAGTCGGACCCACGGGTGACGTGCCGCCTCGTGATTGGCAGATAAAAGTCTTTTATATTTGGGTTAGCCATTTAGCTTCTCCTTCCGAGAACCCCTTACGGGGCCAGCATTCCGCTGTGTCTAAAAGTTATCCAGCCTTGGGCACGGCCATGGCCGTGAGGACTGATCCCGAGTCCGTTGCGGTGATGATGATGGTCCCATCGTTCTGAAGGAACCTGCTCGTCTCAAGTGAGACGTACTCGACATCCGATGCAGCCAGGGTGAGCGTCAAAGCACCAAGGTCCACCCGCTGGGCCGGGTAACGGTCGCCCTGCGTGACGGTGAATGTATCCCCAGAGCCGTTGGCAACCAGCCGGAGAATCAGATGTTCCCCCAGAGTTCCACCCGACTCAGGGCTGATTACCCACCCATCGCTGGGCGTGGTCGCAACGATGTTGTTGCCCGAGCCAGAACCAGCGATAGGGAAGTCGGTTGACATGGTATTAATTGTGAGTCTCTCGACGGTGATAGCGGTGGTAGCCACTTCATGGCCTCCTGTTGCAGGTTCATTAGGTTAATGTTACTAAGCCGCTGTGACCTCACAACTGGCGAGAGCGAACGGCCTCGTGACCTTCGCCCCATATAAGTGCAAGCCCTTCACAGCGTCATTGAAGCCGTCCTGCGGCCTGAACGCTTCTATGGAGTCGATCTGCTCAGCATAGGTGGCGGCTTCCTTGACCCCGGCTAGAACGGTGTAGACTCCCCCGGCAGTGGCTAGTGTCCCGGACGTTGCCCCGGACAGGTTGTTGGAGACCGACAGTTCGAAGCCAGCCGCTCGACCGATTAGCCCATTCAGTAGGGTTGTCCGGTTAGCGTCTGTCCCGTAGTTGGTGAACCGGACATCCTTCTGGAGCATCCCGTGAGCCCAGGGAGGGATGACCGCCCACTTAGGGCCAGTGACATCGTTCTCGGCCAGCTTTACGCCAAGGTCCACGAGCGTTTCGTAGAAGTCATCGTCGCCAGCGCCCACGCCAATCGTCCTAGCAGTCAGCCGGTTGCCATTGCCATTCGCTGTCCCAGCTACTCCGGTTTGTAAGGTTGAGTTCACGAACAGGTCTACATCGTTCGCCATCGAGTAGGCCGCCTCAGCCATGGCCTTATCCATGAGCTTCGGCTGTTGCTGGAACTTGTCCGCGTCGTCGATAGCAAAGTTGAAGTAATCAGCCTCTGAGATAGTCAAGAACAGCGAGGAACCTTGAAGAATCTCAGGGCGGTTGATGGCTGTGATGGTCGGAGAAGCCGCCGTGCCGCCCAAGCCAGCGTTACGAGTATATGCCCGAACCGTGACACGTCCGATGGAGCTTATCTTCACCGAGTCGCCTTGGGCCTTGATTTCGCCCTCATAGTCGCGGTTCAGCAAGGCTGCATGGACGTGTGCCTTGTTCAAGTTTACGAGGAAACCCTTGCTCCAGATCAGGGGATTGAAGTTGCCTATGGCCATGGTGATTACTCCTAACCAGTGCTGCCAGCTACTAACTTCTCGTAGTCGGCATCGCTGATGTCATCTACGCTTGTTATTTTTTGCGCCGACGCCCAGGACTTGCCGCCCCCACCAGCACCTGCTGGGTTAGGCAGAGAAAGGTCGTGTATCCCATGCTTGGTGTCCGAGACTTTCTTGGCGGCAGCGGCCTCGGTCTCTACTTTTGCTCTCTCCGCCGACCTGGCTTCTTTGTTTGCCCGGCCGACTACCTTGTACAACTCATGAACATCCTGACGTTGTAGAGCTTCCTGCCACGCAGCAGCAAGGCTAACCTTGACCTCCTCACTAACCAGTAGGTTGTTGTCTTCATCTAGGAGGGCTTCAGCTAGGCTTATTTCCGCTTCAGCAGCACCGCTCAGCCAATCAGCGGAAGCCTTGCTCGCTGCTCTCTCGGCAGCTTCTTTGTGGTCTAGCACAGAGAAGTCCCCAGGAAGAGATTCGGTTTCGCCTGTGGCTGTGCGTTTTGCAAAGGCATCAAGGCGAGCCCTAATCCCACCAACGTCCTCCTTAAGGTCCATCATCGACTGGGCCTGAGCCAGTCGGCCACGCTCAGATTTCAGGGCGTTCTCAGTTTTTAATCTGCCGGCCTCGGCCTCTTCGTACCGGGCCTTCCAATCTGGCTCCTGGGTGTCAGTAGTTTGGGGCTCCTCTACTGCCCCTTGCTCCTGAGTTGCCAGAGCCTCTACGTTCTCCTGCGTCATGCTTGCTCCTTTTCCGGGGTGTTCTGTTGAAGTTGCCGGAAAATAAAAAACGGCCAAGGGATTGCTCCCTCGGCCGCGATGACCATAGTGGGTTTAGCTATGTGCCCCTATTGTAGAACGGGGACTTTCACCTTGTCAACCTTGGGCATCATGCAGCCGTCATGCTCCCGCAGGATACGGCGCTTTTCCTGGTTTGTCACTGTAGTCTGCCGGACAAGCGCGAGGATCGCCATCCAGCACTCGTGATTCGTGGTCTGGTTGCCTGATTTGCACATTTATCTGACTCCAACTGGCTGTACGGGCTCAACAGTAGGCTCTACCGGCACAACTTCTTGCCGTTGTTGACGAGCAAACTGCCTGCCCTCACTGGCGAGCGGTGCCACTCTGTACTCCCATTTGAGCAATGCCACTTCAACACCAGGTGTACGCCGTAGTATTCGATTGCGTGCTAGCTGCAAGCGGTCCTCAACACGCAAGAAGAGTGCAAGATGCTTTCGTCGAAAATCGCGCCGCTTGGCCCGGCCAACCAATGCTTGGTGCTCCTCCCACAGCCGTTGCGTTCGCTCGGAAAACTGGGGGAGTACGAGGGCATCCGCCTCCCAGTAACTACGTAAGAGTTCCTTGTCAGCTTCCCACTCCCGCTCGGTTGGAGTCATAAATGCTGTTCGCCATTGCTGCAATAAGTCTCGATCCCCAGCAGAGAGACTAATCTCAAAATCCCCCCGTCGCTCATAGTATGTATCCCAGTCAAAAACTTCAGGTGAAATCTCTTCCGGGACAATAGAGCGCCAAGCCGTGTAGAGGAAATCCCCGCGCGAACGCCGATCAGGCATGGCCTTGGCAACAGCAGTAATATGCTCTTTGTATGCCGCCCAATCTTTGGGATCGG